ATTCACCTCGCTTTTCCGAATACTAACTCACTTAGACTTGTGCATCAACCCGTATCGTGCTAATCTTCGCCCATAATGTAAGGCAAGGATAAGCCATGAATGATCCATTTGAGCATCACGGGGTTTCCCATTTAAGCGCAAGCTCTATCAACGAGTACATACAGAATCCAGCGCGGTGGCTTCTGCACGTCTCCGGTTACAGAGATAATATTGGCATCCCAGCAATGTGGCGCGGCAAAGCTGTAGACCAAGCAATCACTGCCGCGCTCCTTGACGACCTAACGGATGACCAAGCAATTCACGAAGCACAAGAAGCCTACGCAAGAGACGAAGTTGATGCCTTGAGCGACGGGCTACCCGTAAATCAGAAAAAGGCTCAGAGCGAAGGCGAGGCCGTTGAACGATACTTGCGTATTGCTTTACCTCACTACCGGTCGCTAGGTAAGCCCATTGCCAGTCAGAAGAAAATCACGCTGGAGTATGACTGGCTCAGTGTCCCAATCATTGGATACCTTGACCTGTTATACGATGGCGTCGTTAGAGATATAAAAACCGTAGGACGATTACCGTCCGCTGTGCCTCAGACAGTTAGCCGTCAGCTATCAATTTACGCTACAGCAGAGCAAGCCCTGCCAATCGTTGACTACATCCACAGCACCAAATCATCCGCACAGGTTGTGGTCATGCCGGTGCCAGATGTTGAGATTCACATCAAGGTTGTAGAGCAAGCCGCGCGTCAGATGCAACGATTGCTCTCATATTCCTCAGACATACAAGAAGTCGCGCAGTTGTTGATGCCAGATTTTGATGATTGGCGATGGTCGGAACAAGAGAAAAACGCAGCCCGTAAATTATGGAGTCTATAAGATGGAAACATTGATAAGTAAGTTGCTAGAAGTACAGAAAGAACTCAGTCACGCGAAAGCCGAAAAAACTAATCCTGTCTTTAAAAGTCCGTATGTGCCGTATGAGGCGTTGTGGGATTTTGCCAAGGAAGCGTGTAATGCCAAAGGTATTCTCATCCAGCAAGTCAGCCATCCGTCAGAGATCGGCGCTTGCATTGAAACGGTGCTGTATGGTCATGGCTCTAGCCTGTCCACGGGGAAGATGCAGATAAAGGCCGATAGAGAGTCCGCGCAAGGTTTTGGTGGTGCAGTCACTTACGCAAAGCGATACAGCCTGTCGATGGCTTTGGGTATCGGTTCTGATAAAGACGACGACGCAAACAAATCTGAAGCATCTACAGATCCAACTGGTAAAGTTGCGAAGTTCTTGAATCAGAAAGAAACCAGAACGCCAGTGGCTAAACCAGCGGCCAAGAAAAAGGCAACATCAAAGCCAAAAGAGCAACTGCCAACGACAGCCCCAGATGGACAGTTTGCGCTCCGACAGGGCGATGCGGTGTTGGTGGTGGCGGCCACACCGGCTGACCTGTACACCCACAGCCGTAAGCTCATCCCAGACCCGACAAGCACGGAGCATCAAGCGATCTTTAAAGACAGCTTGGCTGCCATCAAGAAAGCATCCGATCAAGCGGAAGGCGAGATAAAAGAAGGACTACTTAATCTTATTAAAGCCTACGGGGGTGAGCCAGATGGAAACGCTTGATGATTTTGTGATGGCTTGTTTGTCGGATGGTAACAAGTGGACGTTCTGGACTATGCAAGAAAAAATAGTATCTAAAACGGGTCGTTTTTACGGAGAGGCGACCATCAGCCAAGCCATCCGAAACGTCCGCAAACAGCACATGAGAGCAAAATACAAATTACCAGAAGGCGAAGTGATTCTGAAAGAGCGTATCCCGAACGGTAAAGGATATTACTATCAACTCAACCCGACCGTGTTTCAGCACTGGAGAAAAAAAGATGGCGTATGAACAGAAGCCTAACGAGGCAAATTTTTTCCGTAACTCTGATGTCAATATCATTGGTAAAGCAACCGTTGAGATTGACGGTGTAAATCGGTATGGCATGGTCGTTCAAAGCAAAACCGCAGACGGCAAAAATCGCTTTGAATTCATGGTGTCCGCTGGTCTAATTTATGAAAACTCAGATAAGCAAACTCCGAAGTCGCCAGATATGAGCGGCCCAATTACCATCGACGGCGACGATTACAAGTTGAGAGCATGGATAAATGAAGGGCAGAACAGCGGGGAGTACCTACACATCAAGTTTGAGAAGAAAGAAGCGCCGGAAGCGCCCTTTTGATTCACCCGCATTTTTGGCTTGGGTGCATGAGCTTGGCTGTACCGTGAGAGGGCCGGATTGCCAAGGGCCGATACAAGCTCATCACCTTCTTCGCCCGTGGATTGGCTCTAAAGGAATGGGTAAGAGGGCGGATGATCGTAACGTCATTCCGCTCTGTATGAAGCATCATGCTGAGCTGCACACCAAATTTGGAAGCGAAGCATCATTTTTTCAGCATCACAATCTTCCTGAAGATCACGGGCAAAAGCTCGCATCGTCGATCTACGAGAGCGCACAAAATTTAAAAATTATTGAATGAATCGCACATTTTGGGTTGACAGTGTCTCTTATTGGGTTACCATAGTAACCATTAAGCAATGACGGAGAGAATGATGGGTAATTTTTGGAGCTGGTTGGAGAATCGCATCGACGAGTACGAGGTGGCGCGTCAGCGCGGCGTGAAGGCTTATGACACTCGGATCAAGCAAATGGCAGCGGTGGACAATGACGATTTAGAACCTGTTTATTCTGAAAGGTCTGGCCGATTACACGCCCCTTGCGACGGTTACATTTGGAGATGGTGCGAGGGGGATTCGGAGTTAGAGGGCACGTATCTAAAAGGCCAGTATCTGCCATTTGGAAAAGAACGCGAAACCATTGCTCTGGGTGATTTCGGTGAGCAGATTAAGTTTGTTGTCCCTGCCAATCGTGCGGATAAGTTCTTAATCCAGTGGCAGAAGTTGCCAGAGGTTACACGCAAAATCGTCAGTGTGTCTGCGTCTCGCGTGTTTGATGATAAGGACGGCAAGCCACTGCGCTACGTGATTGTTTCGCACTGCCCACACGACATTTGTGAAGCTATCCATGAGAAGCTCGTAGGCGATTTGATTAGGTTACAGAAGTATCAGCAAGAGCAACTTGACGCTGACCGCGCAGAACGTGATGCGGCACACGAAACTGGCGAGGATGCACCAGAGGGTCGCGTTGTTATTACTGGCACCGTGCTTGCGTTCAAGCGTCAGGAGTCAATATACGGCGACGTTTTAAAAATGCTGGTGCAGGATGACAGAGGTTTCCGTGTGTGGGGTTCCGTTCCCGCAAGCCTTGAGGATGCAGAACGGGAGAGCCGCATTACTTTTACCGCAACGGTCACTGTGTCAGACAAAGACGCAAAGTTTGGGTTTTTCAAGCGACCTACGAAAGCTGAAGTCATCACTAATGAAAAGGCCGCATAAGCGGCTATTACAAAAGGATAAAGATTATGGAGAAGTATTTTGACACCTTGGACTTTGTATATTTTTGCTGGCAGCGCCACTACTCCGGTGAAGACTTGGCCGCTCGTATGAGACAAGCCTTGCACATCAAGCATGACGCGCGCGCTGAGGCTGGATGGATCATCCGACTGTGGTGCGATGAACGTGGGATTCAGTCGCTATGAGTACGCAAGATACCGATCTTCAAGTTGGCGACCTCTGGAGTCGTGCTATCTGGGCTTTTGATCGGCCATCACAAAGGGTGCGCAATTTCAACAAGCATTCAGACGCAGAGATGAAAAGGTGGCATAAAAAAGTCGCGGTCACTGAAGGCAAGGGAATTCGCCTCGCACGACGTTTTGATGTTGAGACAGATTTGCGAGATCACATTTTTGAAAGTGATTTGGTACTGAAGGAAAAGGAGCGCGCTCATGATTTCCGCGCATTTTCAGATATCGCTCATCTTGTGAATTCATTACAACTTCCGTTTTCAACTATGTGGATTGAATGGGAAGCCCCAACTGACAAAACATTGATGGCTTGTTTTATTGAGCAGGTGACCGTGACAGAAGGGCGTGGTAATCGGTTGCGACCTACTAACACAAAGATTGATGAAGGCGTTCCAAAAAACAGCACAGATACACTGTTCACTTTTTATGAATTTGATGCAGCGAAAAAACAGCTTGTTCCTAATGAATGGCCCATTGTTTTAACCAGCCTTGGAGCGCCATCTATATGGAAAGCAAAAGCTGATTCAAGTCATTCTGCACCAGTGAGTTATGCCAAGGATGTAGCTATGGCGGCATATTGTACAAAGCTGGTGGATGATGAACCAAAAGACAACTACGCTCCTCATCAAAGCGGGGGCGGCGTAAATTGGCAGTCTTTTGGAAATGGACCTGCCGCTATGTGGTCACAAGGTGCAAAAAGTCAAGATCAATACAAAGAGTCATGCCGCAGAGTTCTGCCTGACAAAACACTTGCCGCATCACAGTCTTTGGATGATTTCTTCGATGTGGTGTATAGGACTTACCAGATGCACAAGTCATCGGTCGCGTCTCAACCACCTGATGTGCTGATGCCGCATCCAATTATGATTGATAGCCCAATGCTGTTTGTTTTGAAGCTGATTGAGGTTTTGAACTATCCGTGGATTTCCAAGGATTATGTGGACGCAGGAAATCAGCAGAAAAGCAGAACGCCGAGAGTTACGCCTTCAGACGCATACTACCGGTGCAAGATCAATCTGCCAAAACCTGATGGCATTACCGTGAAAGAACCCAATCAGCGCGAAGGGGTGTATGGCAAGCGGCTTCATCAGGTAAGAGGCCACTGGCGGATTTACACTGATGAGTTTGGTAACTTTAAAAAGAGAACATGGATCAAATCTCACCGACGCGGAGATGCCAAGTTGGGCGTTGTCCACAAGGATTATGTTCTGACCGCAGAGACTCAAGAGCAGTTATGAAAGAAATCATTGATAGCGCCACTCTATATCTAGGCGACTGTGTAGATATATTGCCAACCATAGGCCATTTCGATGCCCTAGTTACTGATCCGCCATATGGCTTAGGGGAGGCAGGTGGTGATAAGGCTCGCGCGAAACTGGCGCTGGCCGATCAATACGAAGACCTAGGCTGGGATGATGAGATAGCAGGAGAGGCTATTGCACTTGCGCGATCTCTGGCTAAATATCAGGTGATTTTTGGCGGAAACTACTATCCGCTGCCGCCGACAAAGTGCTGGCTAGTATGGAACAAGTTAAACAGCGGCGATTTCGCTGACTGTGAGCTGGCATGGACTAATCTTAACAAGTCTGTACGCAAGATTGATTACTTGTGGAACGGAATGATCAGGATGGAAAAGCATATCCCTAGGACGCACCCAACACAGAAGCCCGTTGGTGTCATGAGCTTCTGTTTGAGTCAGCTACCCCCAGACGTTGACCTGATAGTCGATCCCTTTATGGGGAGCGGTACAACTGGTGTGGCTTCTATAGAAAACAAAAAATCATTTATCGGTATAGAACGAGAAGAGCAGTATTTTTATATGGCGTGTGAGCGTATTTACGAAGCTACAAGACAACACACTTTATTTTGATAAAAGGATATTGCAATGAGAACAGCAACAGCACAAAACATATTCTATGTTTCAGCGACTTTTGTAATTTTATTTTTGATGGGTTTAGTAGGTAATGCAGATTACGAAGACGCTTTGGCGCAAGAAGCGCACTACGTTGAAATGGTCTGCTCTGGACATTGGCCTGATTTTGATAACTTGTTAGCGGAGGGAGATTGTCATGGTGTTAAAAATTCTAAGCGGGATTGAAAAGACCAATCAAGGGAAGCCTAGAATCCCCTTGAATCTTAGCTTTGTCAAAAAGATGAAGACAGGGCAGTGCGTAGAGGTGACAAAAGATAGCTGGAAAGAGCTTGGCTACCCCGCCCCAGTGCTGCTCCGATCTGTGGCTCGCCGGATCACCGATGAAGCCTTGTCGGATGACGGTCAGTTTATTTTAGATTCACTGACACTCGACAATATGAAGGTGAATTACCCTAAATTTTTGCGGGTGTATTCTTTCGATTACGACCGCGCGGATCAGGCGATGGAGACTTTGTATGGAACAGGGGGCTGGAAGGCACACCGCGAACATATCTGGCAATGGTATGACCAAGAGTACCGACTCTAAATCTGTTACAAACGGTAACGGTATTGTTACTTTACTGGACGAACTTTCAAAAAAGTATGGAGCGGACCTCAACCAAATCGCATTGTTTGACGTGTTAATGATGCTTGAACCGAGAGACAGGGACCGTGTAGAAGATGAAATTTTTGGGGATTGGGGGCGAAAGCGTGACTGACTTAGTGCGTCATCAGTGCCATCATCACGACATTTACACCGTGGATGATTTGAGCGGGCATCCGATTCTTTGGGTGTGCGAAATTTGTGAAGATGCAAAGGTAAGGCATTACCTTGAGCGTCAAAAGGAGATAGACCTAAATGACCGGAACGGAACTCAAAAAAATGCGGCATCAAGCCGGACTGACGCAGGCGCAACTCGCGGATAAGTTGGGCTACTACACCAAGGGAGAGCCAAACAAATCACAGATTGCTCGGATGGAAAACGGTCACTGCTCAATCAATTTCCGCGTTGAATCTGCAATTAGGATGCACTTACGAAATGAATAACTCGCCTAGTAAATGGCCTCGCCATTACGCAGCAGAGATATGTGAAATGAAAACAAAAGCGGAAAGGCGGACAGCTTTAGAATTAGTGCCTAAGCACTGGAAAGGTTTAGTGCAGAAGCACGTTGAAATAACATTCGCTGTTAAGGCGATCAAAAGGTAGATTTAGGTCTTCTCTCCAGCGACCTTTTCAGGGTATCAGGCTTCGGTCTGCGCTCCTTCTTTTTCGGATTGCCTTTCAGACAGATATCGAATGTTTAGGCCAGCGAGAGTGCAAAGCCTGTTTTTCTCATCTAGCCCCTGCTCTGTCAGCATTAGCCTGCCGTTATAGGCGCGCGCTAAAAGCCCACCAGCAATACATTCGTCTAAGTAGGGTTGCGGCACCTCTTCGCCGCCCATCGCCGCTAGAAGCGATGCTAAGCGGTTAGACTGGCGCTTACTGAGTGCCATTAAGCCGGATACTCTCCCGTGCGAATCATGTGAGCAACATCCAAGGCTCTGTTCCCCACTTGAACAGCCCATCGGCTATCCAAAAATTCTTCTGCCGCTTTTTCATAATCACCCACCGACATCGCATTCAGAGCGTTTTTGAAGCCCAATAAGCGAGTGATGCCTAAATTAAAGCAGAGGTTGATAAGAGCATCTTGACGCACGGAGTCGATTTCTGGAAACCAAGGCAACGTAATAAGCTCTTGCTTGCAACGCTTAATATCGTTTTTAAGCAAAAATTCGATCTCATCAACAGATAAGCCAAGTCCGCCATCTTCATCAATGTTGCGCCCTACACCTACAGTGGTCATATTTGCTGTGCATTGATATGCGTGAGTTCTGACACCTTCATGGCGTTTAAGCTGTTCTATGAGTTTACTCATAAATCAATCCTGTTTTTGAGAAGAGCCGAAGTGAAATGAGATGACCGCAGAAATCAAACCTCCCAAATAGCCCATGACCAAATTCGTAAGTTCCATTGAATTTTGTTCTGGCGGTAACAAGGTGATCAAACAAACATAACCACAGAAAAACAAAACCATAATCAAGCCAATAGCTTGCGTAACCCAATTACTTTTCCTTCGCGCATCTTGAACATCGGCTGTTTCGAGAGCAAAAACGTCAACTTCTAGCTCCTTCATCCTTGTTTCAAACTGTAATTCAGCTTTTTTTATTTCAGCTAACTGTTCGGGTGTTGCTTGCGCTAACGCTCTCTCAATCTTTTGTGGGGCAGAATCACAACCTAAAACGTCCGCAAGCATGGATGCCGCCGCGCCACCGACAGGCCCACCTAGAGCGGCACCTAAGGTCGGTGCCAATGAACCCACTATCCCTTTCACTTTGTCAAAATTCATAGATCCTCCTTGTTCTACGTGGAACCTTATTGATCTGCCAGCGGGTTGTCCAATGCTCGCTGAACGAGAGCCTCCAGCCTTTCCTCTAGCTCCTTAATATCTTGGTCCTGTGACGTGCGCAATTGCTCGCGTCTGTCTTCAAATCGCTGATCAGCTGCATCTATCAT